CCTGTCGATCCGCCGGGCCGTCCTCTCGCTGAACCCGGCCTTGGCGGCCGCGACGTGCTGCGTGTGTTGTCCTCGGTGCTTCATGTAAAGTCTCACCTGATGGTCCGTGATGTGGGTTCCAGGCACCGGCGGTTCTCGTCTTTGCAGTTGAGTTTCGCACAGTGTCTCCCATCACGGCCGTCGGCGGGGTCTATGAAGACCGCGCACCGCATGGGGTGACCTCCGGCCGGGCTACGCCCGCCCTACGGTCACCCCATGCGGACATCGTAGTCGTCGGCAGAGCGGCCATCGTAATCGTCGCTGGATACCGCCTCCCGCCCGCCGCGGGACAGGCCGTCGGCGACCACGACGGCGTTCATGGCGCCGGCCGAGGTGCCCGACAGGCTCTCGATCTCCAGCCGGTCGTCGGCGAGCAGGGCGTCGAGCACGCCCCAGGTGAAGGCGCCATGCGCCCCGCCGCCCTGCAGGGCGAGGTTCACCGGCTTGCCGCGCCCTTCGAGCTTGACCTGCGGCGGGCGGAAGCGGAACACCTTGCCCAGCGCCGCCTTCACCCCGGCGGCGAAGCGCCGGCGCGGCTCGCCCGGCTCGCGGCAGGGGGTGTCGGCACCGACGGGCGGAATGTCTTCGGCATTGGGTTTCGGCGGCTGCTGCTCGGACACGGGAGGCTCCTTCCGGCTCGTGCTGCACCGCACAACGATGGACCCGCAGGCCGCGGCGCGCAAGGGGGCAGGGGGTTGCCGAATTATGAAAAACAAGGTGTTGACGCCTGCATCGGCTGCCGTTATATACGGGCCTCCCAGCGCGATGGCGGAGTAGCTCAGCTGGTTAGAGCAGCGGAATCATAATCCGCGTGTCGGGGGTTCAAGTCCCTCCTCCGCTACCAAATGAAAGGGCCCCGGTACTGCCGGGGCCCTTTTCGTTTGTGCTTTCCGCAGATCCACTAGCCGCGGCTGCTCTCGTCGGCAGGGTCTGTAGCGCGGCAAACGGTTTGGCACCGATCGGCAGATGGTTTGGCACCACCAAGGAGGTGGAGAAACTCCTGACGATCGGTGCGGGCGCGCCTTGAGGCTCCCCTCGGGCCGCAGATCAGGTCACCTCGTCGCCGTCGAGTGCATCCGTTGCGGTCAGCCGGTCCTGGCGATGCTGTACTCCTCCGAGGCCGATCAGGATTAGTCCCAGGGCGAAGCCACCAATGCTCACGACCGTCACCGTCTGTTTAGCCTGCTCGACCGCGACGCCGCCGACCTGTCCGAAACGCCTCAAGTCCGCTTCCTCTTCGGGCGTCGGCCATGCACCAAAAAGCCATCCTACCGAAAGTACGATGAGGGCTGCCCCGGCAAGTCGGAGCCACGTCGCTTCCTTCACGTCATATTCCTCCTGTGGATGAAGCGTGGGGATGCTCCCACGCTTGCCTCTCCTTCACAATGTCAAAGAACGGCGGGCGGATAGACACCCGCCCGCCCGTGCGGCCGCCTACCTGTCCCGCTCCGGCTTCGGGTAGGGCCGGGGCCGCATGCGAAGGTCCCTGCGGGCGCTGGGCTTCAGGAAGAACAGGTAGCGGAACTGCCGCAGCGATCGCCGCGTGGCCCGGCCCAGGTTCTCGCGGAGGACCTGGCCACGCTGCCCGCCCTTGCCGTGGGCGGTCAGCAGCATCCCGTGGTAGGTCTGCCCATCCACCTCGTAGAACTCCGTCCGGTGGCTGCCGAGGTAGAGGAAGCCGGCGGCCTGGTAGACCACACCCCAGCGGCCGCACCGCTCGTCGGCGAAGGACTGCACCCAGCGCACCGCCGGCAGCGCCCGCTTCAGGTATTTCATGGTGTAGCTCAACGCCCGGCTTTCGGAGTTGCGCGGCGCGGCGTCGTCGAGCCACATGCGGTTCAGCTCCAGGTGTTCCCGCGGGCCGGTGTTGGCCACCACCTTGCCCACGTGCATGGGGTTCATGGCGTAGCCGAGTTGCAGGCACCCGACCAAAGCACCGCCGATGTGGACGCCGAGGTGCACGTAGGAGTTCTGGACAATGCGGCCGCTGTAGTGGTTGTGAAGGATCATCTCAACGGCCCGTGAACGGGGGATCGCGGCGACGTGAAACTCGCGGGTGCCGAAGCCGACGACGCCGTCGCTGCTGTAGAGGTAGCCGGGATCGTCAGTCGTCGGTCGGCGGATGATGACGCCGGCGGCCGGCGGATGGTGGGACGGACGTTTTGCCATGGGTGCCTCGTTCGGAGGGCGCTCCATGGCGCTCGGGGGACGGGCTCGCGGCCCTGTGGTTGATGGTCCCGCAGCGCGGGCACTTGATCTCCAGGGCGGTAAATTCGGTCGCCCTGGCCAACAGGCGGGCGCACCGCCCGCATCGTATGGACTCCACTCTTCGATACCTGTAGGAATCTCCCGCCCTCGCGAGGGTGGCGGGACGGCCGTATGTCGGCCGGATGCGGTCGTGGGAGAGCCAACCTCCCGGCTCGGGGTGTTCCCGCACCCCGGCCCCCGCCGGCCGATCAGTCGGCCAGGATCAGCAGGGCGAATTCGACGTCTCGCTGGTGGCTCTCGCGGCAGTGGTCCGGCTGCCGCGCCAGCGTCCAGAACAGGCGGTCGATCAGCACCCGCCGGCCGCGCCACACCGGTTCGCCGTGAAGGTCACCCTCGCGCCAGGCGCGCCCGCTGATGGTCTCGTCGGCTTGGCCGTTGAAGAGGATCACGTTGGCCGCCTGGGACGCGAGTGCGGCGAGGCGCGACAGCCGGCTCGTCACGACGGCCACTCCGCCAGCACCGCCGCCCGGCCCTCGGCCGTCAGGTGGCCGGTGGCGACCATGGCATCCAGGCCGGCCAACGTATCGGCGTCGTCCCGTTCGACCGCCTGAGCCAAGTCGAGGACGAACCACATGGTCGCCAGGACCGGGTCTTCGCGGGCGAGACGCACACCTTCCATGGTCATGCCGCCGGCGGACACCAGGAGGCGGGCGAACTCCAGCTTGGACAGCGAGCGGGGCGGCGCCGGGGAAGGCGGAGGCGGCGGCGCCGGTTCGATGTCCGGCGGCGGAGGCGGCGCCACCCACTCGCCATCAACCAGCGCCCACCCCTGCCGCACGGCATCCGGCGCCGGCACGAACACCAGCGGCGACCCGGGATGGCGCGCCGACCAGTCGAAATCGACGACCTCGGCCACCTCGCCGGCATCATTCAATCGGGCGTAATTCGCCATGGTCGACTCCCTTAGAAATAGACGATGACGCCACCGTCACCGCCGTTGCCGGCGCGGGAATGGGTAGATGGCGCGTAACACCCACCACCGCCGCCGCCCGTACCACCGTCACCGCCCCGCGCGCCGGCCCCGCCGCCACCACCACCGCCGAAGCCACCAGGAGCGCCAGGGTAGTTCGAACTAGACCCACCACCGCCACCACCACCCGGACCCCCAGGGGTAGCCGGCAAGCTGCCGTTGGACCCGGCACCCCCCCCTCCGTTGATGTCCTCGGGCAGCCACCAGGGATCGCCCCAGCCGGGTGTTCCCGCGGCTTGGAAGTAGGGGTTCGACGTGGCGGAGATAGGCGAAGCCCCGCCCTTTCCACCGCCACCAGCACCGCCGACATACGGCGTGCTCATAGACGGGTTGGGCACGAGCGGTGCCGCACCATCAGCGCCGCCCCCGCCGGTCGCAATCGGCCCGTTCGTCCCCCCGTGTTCCACAGATCACCGCCACTGCCGCCCCACCCTGCACCGCCGAGCCCCCCAGTAACGGACGAGTTCAGGTTGGCGAGGTTTGCGCCCGGAAAGCCGTTTCCGAACGGCGACCCCGAGGAAGCGCCCCCCTGCCCGCAGTTAATGAGGCTCGTCCCAAGCATGGCTGTGGTGGAGCCCCCCGAGCGGTTCACATCGCCCCCGCTCCCGACACCCCCGACGACAGTGGCGGCCGGCGTGTGCTTACCGCCCTCTCCGCCGGTCGCCTGGACCGTAACCCCGTTGATGGTGACGGACGTCGTACCCCCGTTCGTCCCGTTCACCATGGCGGAACCCGGCCCCGCGCCGACACCTCCCGCGCCGACCGTGATGGTCACGGTGTCGCCCGGCTGCACTGCCCACCGCTTGAAGGAGTATCCACCACCGGCGCCGCCTCGCGCGCAACCGGCGCCGCCGTTGTTACTGGTGGCCCCTCCACCACCGGCGCCCCAGACGTACACCCACAGCTCATAGACGTTGGCAGGAACCGTGAAGGTATAGTTACCCGCCCGAAGCCACATGCGGCGGTTTGCCAGCACCCGGCCAACGACGGCCGGCCGGTCGGCGAGAAACTGCGAAACGTTGCCCATTCAGATACCCTCTCAGGCTAGACGCCAGTCGGCGCCGTTGAACCAGACGTCGACCACCAGACCCGGCACGTCCAACACCAGATCCTCCGCCGCGCCCATGATGGTTCGGCCGTTGCGGGCGACGGTGTGCGTCACCCCCAGCCCGGCGTCGATGAGGCGCACGGCCGCCCCGGTGGCGGGGTCGGCCGGCAACGTCACCGTCACCGGCGCCGCGGCCGTCAGGCGGTACGCCAGGCCATCCATCAACAGCACGTCGGCGGCGACGGGGATTACGGCCGCCGACGACCCGCGCGCCCACGTCACCGCCGAGCCGGTCGAGTAGGCGACCATTGCCGCGTTGTCCGGCGCCGGATCCGGCACCGTCGAGCCGGTCACGCTGTTCGCCGCCAGCTCCGCCCGGTCGGCCTCCTCCACCGCCAGTGCCACCTGCGCCCCGGCATCGAGCACCGCCTGCTGCGCCAAAAGCTTCGCGGCGTTGGCGGCCAGCGCCGCGGCCTCGGCGGCGGCCCGGGCGAGGTCCGCGGCCGCCGCCTGGTCGACGGCGTTGCCGGCGCCGGCGGCGGCGCGGGCGGCCGAGGCGATGGCCATGGCGCAGGCCGCCAGGAATCGGCCATAGGTCACGCCGTTCACCGGCTTGTCCTCGGTGAAGAAGCCCTTGCCGTCGGCGCCGAACATCTCGGCATCGGACAGCGTCGTGACGCTCTCGTCGTCGTTGGTGAAGCTGACGGTGCCCATTACAGGTCCTCGATGATGCTGATGGTTTTGCGGTACCGGAGCTGCTGCGGGTTGGAGATCCGGCTCAGCTTGTCCAGCGGGCCGTACACGGCCAGCCGGTGGCGGTTGCCGACGTCGGCCGGGTCGACGATGGCCAGCACGTTGGTGTGCGTGCCGACCAGGCGGTCGACGTCGAGGCCGTAGGTCATGGCCTCGTCGCGCGTCAGGTCGGCCAGATCCATGACCAGCTCGCTCCAGGACGGCCCGGCCTCGGCCCACAGGGTGCCGCCGCGGGACCGCCGGCGCTGGGTGTCGGAGTTGACGCCGATCTCCCACCCCAGCGCGATGTTGCGGCGGGGCCGGAAGGGGCTGTCGGCGATCAGCCGGCCGAGGTCGAGCCACGTCACGCCGTCGGTGCGCCGCGTGTCGTCGATCCGCACGCGCCACCAGCTGCGATAGCGGGCCTCGAACAGGGCGAGGCCCTTGTTGCCGCCCGGGGTCAGCTCGCGGCCATTCCAGGGCCATTCGCCCCACGGCCGGCTCCCGAAGGGCACGGTCTGCGGCCAGATCAGCTCCTCGGGCAGCACGGTCTCGGCGTCGGAGAAGTCGGCCTGCGAGGCGCACTCGACCGACCAGGTGCCGCGCTCGCTCAAGCTGTGGCCGAGCAACGCGATCATGCTGATGGCCATGGGCCGCGCGCGGTACCACACGATCTCGGCGGTCAGGCCGCTGGTGCGGGCGGCGCGCCACAGGCGGTGATCAGCGAGCCGCGACGCCGGCGCCCCGGCCAGGAAGCCGGTCGAGGCCGACCAGTCGACGTCGGCGCCGTCGCAGAACGACTGCCAGCTGAGAAGCAGGTGATGGGCCGTGGAGAGCGCCATGGGTCAGCCCCACACGGTCAGGGTCAGGGTGCCGCCGCCGGGCGACCCGGCCAGCCCGATCAGCCGCCCGTGCCACCCGTCGAGGCCGCTGCGCGGATCGGTGAGGCCGATGGTGGCGGCGCGCCGCAGGGCGAGCGGCGCCTCGCTGGCCACCTCCACCTCCCACGCCGCGCGGCCGACGCCGTGCAGCAGCGCCAGACGGGCGGCCTCGGCCTCGGCGGCGGCCACCGTGGCAAAGCCGCCGCCGTCGTCGAAGGTCTCGACCTCCGCCAGCGGCCAGGCCGCCAGGGTGGCGGCCGGCGCCGGCGCCTCGGCGTAGCGCCAGGCGGTCGACAGGCGGGCGCGCATGGCCTCCGTCGCCTCGGCCACCAGCTCGCCGCCGCTCAGCGTCCGCCAGGTGGGCGCGCACGGCAGCCGGATGCCCGCCAGCGGCGGCGTGGTGGCGACCTGGCGGATGGACAGGATCTCGTGCGCGCCGAAGCTGGCGTCGGGCTCCGCCGCCGGCGGCTCCAGGCGGTCGAGGCCGAGGCGGCCGGCGCGGTCGTGGCCGACCAGCATGCCGGCGGCGGCCGCCAGCTGGCCGACCAGGCGCAGGCCGTCGGCCTCGCCGCTGCTGTAGAGGCTCATCTCGGCCGGCTGCAAGGCATGGGCGGCGGCCAGGCTGGCGGCGTCCAGGTCAGCGGCCGTGTGGCCGCGCCGGCGCGCCACCCACTCGATCAGCTGGGCAGCGCTGGAGGCCCAGGCGCCGGTGTGATCGAGCACGCCCTGCACCTCGGCGATGATGACGGTGTTGAGGCTCGACCCGCCGAGGTCGATGCAGCCGATCTCGGGCAGGGCGCGGTATTGGCCCTCCGCCGGCGTGCCCGCCACCTTGGTCAGCGGGTAGCCGCCGGTCCAGGCGGCGGGGATGTCGTGGACCGGCAGGCCGGACACCATCAGCCGCACCTTGCCCTCGGTCGTGGTCCCGAGGCGCACGGGCTCGACAAGGCAGCGGCCGAGCGGCAGCGGCTTGGCCCGGCCGGTCAGCTCGGCCGGGCCGCCGGTCAGGTCGGCGCCGGGCGTGCCCGAGAAGGTGCCGGCGGTGACAGCGCCTTCAAGGGCCTGGCGCTTGTCCCGCAGGATCAGGCGGGCTTCCTCGCTCCGCGTTTCCAGGTCGGCCATGACGCCGCTGTAGACGGTCTGGTACTGGTCGACGTGCCAGCCGGCCGCGCCCATGCGCACCTCCACCGGCCAGCCCTGCCACACCAGGTGCCGCAGGGCATGGAGGCCGCCGTCCTCGTTGCGCAGGCCGATGTAGCCGGCGTCGGTGGCGGTCAGGCCGCGCACCCGGCTGCCGCTCAAGACGCTCTCGCGCAGGGCCAGGGGCGTGCTGACGCGGGGCTCGAACAGCACGTTGGCCAGGCCGTCGATCGGGCGCGTGAACAGCGGGTGGGTCGACCAGTACTGCGGCACGGTCGCGCCGAGGTCCGGGTCGTAGGGGCGGGCGATGACAAGCCAGCGCCGCTCGGCACGCGGATCGCGAACCAGATCGTCCCAGGTGGCGGGCGCGGTCATCGGCGGCCTCCCGCCGGCGCCAGACCGGCGGTGGTGAGCGCCAGGTCGTCGGCGGTGCGCCGGCGGACGGTCTGGGCCTCGGTGTGGTGGCGGCCGGTGTCGTCGCGCAGGCCCGCGACCTCGGCGGTCAGGTTGGCGACCATCGAGACCAGGATGGCCACCTGGCGCTGCATGCCGCTGTCGTCGCGTCTTCCGCCGCCGAGGATCTCCGCCGCCTCCTGGGCGTTGAAGACGCGCGTCGACGGGCCGGTGTAGAGCAGCTCGTTGTTGTGGACGCGGACGATCTCGCCGTGGCTCGTGACGCCGCCGGTCTCGAACCCGCGCCCCTCGTACTGACCGTGATCCCGGTAGTGGTGCATGGCCAGTTCGATGGCAGAGGCGCCGGAGTACTGGCTGCCCCAGGTGCCATTGTTGATGGCATCGCGGACGTCCGGGTTGTTGCTCAGGTAGGCCTGCGCCCGGTCGAGGACCGAGCCGGCCGACACCGAGCCGCTGTTGATGCCGTCGATGATGGGCTGGACGCCCGGCCCGGCACCGCCGCCGCCGCCACCGGCCGCACCCCCAGCGCCTCCGGCCGCCGCCGCCGCGGCCGCGGCCGCGGCCGCCGCCGACCGTGCCGCCTCGGCCGCCTGGAATGCCGCCACGAGCTGGGCGAAGCCCTGTTCGGTCGCCGCCGTCAGCACGCCCATGGCGGTGAGCTGCTGCTGCATCAGCTGGCGCTGGTCGCGCAAAATCGCGGCCTGGTCCTCGGCGACGGCGCCGGCGCGCAGCAGTTCCGCCTGCACCTGGCGCCAGATCTCGTAGTAGGCCTCCGAGGCGCCGAGGTTGGCCAGCGCGACGTCGAGATACTGCTGGCCGAGGCTGGTCATCTCGGCCATGGCGGCTTGCGCGACCTCGGCATCGGGCGAGCGCGAGCGGCCGAGGGCGTCGAGCCACAGGCGGCGCGCCTCCTCCAGCTGCGCCCCCGGCGCCAGCGGCGAGCGGTCGCCGATCTGGTTCCGCGCCCAGGCCTCCCGCAGGCTCGCGGCCGTCGACATCCAGCGGCTTTCGAGCTGCTCCAGCGCCGCGGCCTCCCGGCCGTAGGCGTCCAGCATGCGCTCGCGCACGTCGGTCAGCTCGGCGGCGGCGGCGACCTCGACCGCCACCTCGGCCACGACGCCGCCGAAGCGATCGGCCGCCGCCGTCAGCTCCGCCAGGTCGAGGCCCTCCAGAACCTGGCGCAGCTGGGCGCGGGTCAGGGCCTCGCCGCGGTCGGTACCGATGCCGGCGCGTGTCAGATCGCGCCGGCGGGCGGTGCCGGCGTCGAGCACGTCCTGCAGCTCGTCCACCCATCCCAGGCCGGAGAGACCACGGATCTCGCGGTCGAGGCTTTCGACGATGCCGGCCCGCAGGCGCACCCCGGCGCGCTCCCAGGCCGCCGCCACCTGGTCGGCGCCGTCGGCGGCCGCTTCGGTGGCCAGCGCCATGGCCTTGCGCCAGTCGTTGACCGCCGCCTCGAACGGGCCGGTGACGGCCTCGGGCTCGGCCAGGCGCGTCAACGCGCCGAGGAACGACACGGTCATCTTGTCGGTGCTGACACCCAGCTGCTCGGCCTTGGCCGTGGCGGCCTCGTACTGGTCGACCAGGGTCCGCGTCGCCCCCTCTAGGGCGCCGACCGCATCGGCGGCGTCGAACATGGTGTGGCGACCGCGCACGAACGCGATGTCGGCCGCCAGCTCCTGCAGGTTCGCCGCCGTCGAGTTGCGCACGGCGGTCGCGATGTCCTCGCCGACGCCGGCATAGTCGCCGCCCTTGATGACGCGGAAGATCAGGTCGGCCACGGCCTGGGCCTGGTCCTTGTACTCCGCCACCATGCCGCTCTCGTCGTGGACGGCATAGACGCCCTTGCGCTGGTCGTAGCCGAGGGCGTGGTAGCGGCTGCCGGCGACCACCGCGCCCGGCAGCAACTGCTGCAGGGTCTGGTTGACGGCGGCGGCGATCGGCTCGCCCATGGCCTGCGCCTCGGCAAGGCTCAGGTGCTTGGCGGTCGCGCCGCCGGCGGCGAACGCGCCGGAACCGTCGGCGTTGATGCCGATGGCCATGCTCGGGTTGGCCGGCTTCTTCTTGAACAGGCTGCCGATCAGCGGGCCGGCCACCGCCAGCGCGATGCCCGCCGGGCCGAGCCACGGCGCCATGGCGGCCAGCGCCGGCGACATGGAGGACGCGAGCGCCGCGCCGCTGCCGAGCAGGCCGAGGCCGGACCCGACGCTCGGGTCCTTGGCGAAGTTGTAGGCGGAGAACAGCGTCCCGGCCGCGCCCAAGGCCTGAGTGGCCCCGAACTGAAACGCCGCCGGCGCCGCCGCCGAGGACGTGGTGGAGATCGCTCCGGCGGCGTTGCCGATCCCGCCCGGCACACTGGCGACACCGGCGCCATGGGCCAGTCCACCGGCCGCCGAGGTCATCTGCGTCACGGAGGACACGCCGCCGCCGACCGACAGCCACGGCTTGGTGAAGAAGTCGCCGGAGAACAGGCCGTTGCCGCCCATGCCGGGCAGGCCGAAGCCACCCCCGCCCGCGCCGCCCTCGACGCCCAGCGCCTTGTTGGTGGCCGCTTCCGATAGGCCCAGCGCGCCGCCCACCTGCTGCATGACCGGCACGATGATCGGCTTGGCCAGCGCCTGGTAGGCCAGCTCCGCCAGCATGTCGAAGAACATGTTCTCGAAGCCGTCCATGAGCCGCCTGAAGCCGCCCTCACCCTCGCGGAAGGCATCCTTGAACGCGTCCTTGAAGCCGTCCTCGACCTCGTCGGCCATCGCCTGAAAGGCCCGGCCGATGGGGGTGGCCAGCTCGCGGGCGGCGCGCTCGAGTTCGCGGTTGGCGTCGACGATGGCGCGGACCTGGGCCTCGTAGCCTGCGGCCACGGCGGCGGCGTCCTTGACCCCCTCGGCTTCCAGCTGCCGGCGGATGCGCAGCAGCTCCAGCTGCACTTCCAGCTCGCCTGTCGTATCGCCCTCGTAGGCGAGGCGCAGTTCCAGCTCTTCCCGCTGCTCGCGGAGCCGCTGCGAGATCTCCTCGTGGGCCCGGCCGAGGATGTCGGCCTCGTCGACCACCTCGGCGTAGGCGTCGACCATCCCGGCCAGCATCTCGTCGTACTGGGCGCCGGAGATACGGCCCTGATCGAGCGCCTGGTTGATGAGCGTGAGGCTCGCCTCGAACTCGACCTGGGCGGCGGTCAGCGGGTCGTAGCGCTCGACCAGCGAGGCGATCTGCCGTTCCCACTCCTCGGCGGCCCGCTTGCGGTCCTGGGCGGCGCGTTCGGCCTCGGCGACGGCCTTTCGATCGGCCTCCCGCAGGCGGTCGGTTTCCTCGCGCGCCAGGCGCGCCGCCTCGATCTGCGCGCGCAGCTGGGCGACGGCCTCCGGGGTGGCTCCTTCACCCGCCTGCCGGCGCGCCTGGTTGAGATCCTCCGCCGCCCGCGCTGCCGCCTCGCCGCCGATGCGGTAGGCTTCCAGCACCGCCTGTGCCTCGGCGGCGCCCGTCGTCACGTCCCGCAGGGCCTCGCGGAATGCCGTGCCGGCGCGGGCAGCCGAGAGCAGGGCCTCCTGAGCCGGAGTGAGCTTGTTGTCCAGCTCCGCAACCTGTGCCGCAGTGAGTGCCGCCTGTTCCTTGGCTGCCCGTAGCTCGGCTCCCATACCGGCCACGCCGTCGGCAGCCTCTGCGGCTTGGGTCGCCACCTCACCGCCAGCTGTCGCGGCCAGCTGCCGCAGCTCCAGCTGCAGGCGCTCCACCGCCACCAGGGCGTCGTCGTCGACCACCGACCGCAGACGGGCAGTCAGACCGCTGAACGCGTCACCGTCGCCGGCATCCCGCATGGCCTCGCGCAAAGGGGCGAGCAGGCTGCGGGCGGCGTCCTTGAACCTTTGCGCCGCCTTCTCCGCCGCGGCCTGATCGGCCTCCAGCTGCTTGCGAAGGTCCGCCTGAACCGCATCCTGCTGCGCCGCTGATAGCTCCTGGTAGGACCGCTTCAGCCGCTCGACCTTGCCGACCGCGTCCTCGGTAACGCGGCCCGCAGACTCCTGCGCCCGAGCGTAGCTGTCGGCGGCGCGGCTTGCCGCCTCGCTGGCCTCGCTGCCCGCAATAAGCGCCGGCGCCAGAGCGGCCGCGACCATCAGCACCAGGCCCATGGGACCGGCCAGGGCCGACCAGACACCCGCCATGCGGCCGCCCTGCAGGCTGAGGCCGTAGAACAGGTCGGGCAGGGGCGACAGCATGGACGTGATGTGGCCGCCGGTGGCGACGGCGACGTTACCGATGTCCATGATGTTGCGGGTGACGATCTGGCGGGCCATGGAGGCCTGTCCGGCCGAGACTTCCGAAGCCGCCCCCACCTCGCGGACGGCACCGGCCACGGCACCCGAAAAGCCCTGAAGATCGCCCAGCGCCGCCCGCACGGCGCCGGCGGCCTGGATGCCGGTGCCCTCGGCCGCCTTGGCGGCGTCGGCGGCCGCCTGGGCGACCGCGGCGACGGCGCCGGTGCCCTGCCGCGCATGGGCGACCAGCGCAGTAAGCGCGCCGCTGGCCCTGATCGACATGCGATCGACCTGCTCACCGACGCCGGCGACGCCCGCACCGGCTTGGCCGAGGCCGGCGGCAGCAGCGGCGCCGGCACGCGCGATGCCGGCCAGCCCGGTGGCGGCGGTGGTGATGCCGGTGGAGGCGGTGATGGCCGAACGCCCGGCCTCGGTCATCTGGCGGCCGAGGTCGCGGGCGGTGGTGACCGTGCCGGTCATGGCCTGCTCGGCCTGCCGCAGGCCGGTCTGCAGCTGGGCTGCATCGGCCGTCAGGACAAGCTTGACTTGCAGGTCACCCCTCACCGGTTCCGCTCCCTCTTCGCCTTTTCGGCTGCTCGCTCACGTTGATCCGCCCAGACTTCCAGGGCCGTCGTCTCCAGCACCTGGAGCCGGTCCAGGCAGTCGGCGTCGATCTCGATACCGTGGCGCTTGGCCACCCACTCCACGGCCGGATAGTCGAGGCCCGACCGTCCGCCGTGGGCCACGCGCCACTGGGTCGCGCTGGCGAGGAAGATCCGAAGTGCCGGCCAGTTCTCCGGCCAAGTCGCCACGTGGTCGGTCGCCGCCGCGCGCTCGGCGGCGGCACTTTCCTCCTCCACCAGCTCCGGCGGCGCGCCCCATTCCGCCAGCTCGTCGACCACGTCGGCGGTGGTCTCGGGCGGCGGGGCGCCACCCGCCCAGGCCCGGGCGGCGTCGATCAGTTTTTTCGCACGCCCTCGCCGTTGTGGACGCGGACGTAGCCGGCCGCCATGGCGGTGCGCAGGGGCACGACGTGAGCGCAGATCTTGGCGAGGGCGTCGGCGCTGAAGGGGACGGGCTCGCCGGCCTCGTCCACCAGATCGGGCGCCGTCCAGTCGACCACGGTGGCCTTCAGCACGTCGGCATCGACATTGCGCTGAAGCGCCGCCAAGCGCTCCACCACCGAATCAGAGGCCTTGTTGCCGGCCAGTTCCTGGAACTCGTCGTCGGCGAGGACGCGGTAGGTGACCTTCATCTTGAACTCGCTCATCCCGCCCTTGTCGTTGGGCAGCTTGGCGGAGACGTCGATGGTGGCGCGGCGGTCTTCGGTCAGGATGAACTTCATTGGGTGCTGTCCCTATCGTCAGGAGGATCTGGAAGGTGTCTCAGGCGGGCTTCAGCGCACGATGAGACGCCATTCGTCGTTGCCGCCGTCGGGCTTGAGCGACAGCCCGAGCTGCTGGGTCACGCGCCCCTCGGACTGGCCTTCGCCGACGCTGGTGATCCGCGCCTTGTCGGCGACGAACTCGACGATGTTGCCGGCGGTGGTGCCGTGGACCACCCGCAGCACGTCGCGTTCGCCCGAGACCCACGCGGCCTCGTAGTCCTTGGTCGCCAGGCTGTCCGGCTCGTCGATCGTCACGCTGCCCGTCGAGGCGCGGTTGGTGATGTCGACGCGCTCGTCGTTGACGCGCGGCACGAACTCCACCGCCTGGCCGAGGGCGGCTTCCATGCGCAGCAGCTTGGGGCTGTGGCCATGGAAGGTGAAGGTGGGGGTATTGGCGGGTTCCGCCGGCTTCGGGCGCGGCCAGGTGCTCCAGTCCACCGCCGGCATGGCGACGCCGTCGGTGGGCGCGGCGTAGAGTCCGCGCATCTCGAAGCGCAGCATGGGAACGTTGCTGCGCTCCACCGTCAGCGTCACCGTCCCGCGGGCGCCGAGCAGCGCACGCTGCTTGCCGTCCACCACGTAATAGAGGGCGCCGTCCTCGAACGCTTTCGACACCGGCTCGTAGGTGACGTCGGTGGCGGCGGTGACGGTCTCAGACAGGCCGCACATACGGAGCAGCGCCCCATACGGCGGCGCGGTGCCGGCGGTGCCGGCGCCGACGGCGCGGATGCTGAACTGCAGGCCGACGTTGCGGCCGACGATGTGATCGTCGCCGGCGCCCATGTAGGGCTGCACCGGATCGTCGGCCAGGGTCTGGCCATCGATGGACAGGCCGAAGTCGAAGGCGCGGATGGCCGTGTCCGGCACGGGGTCGGTGCCGTAGGCGCCGGTATTGAGCCCGACCAGAAGGGCCTTGACGCGGTCTTGACGGGGCATGCGCGGTTACTCCTTCTCGGCGGCCGGCAGGGCGGCCTTGGGCGAGGCGGGCGCCTTGTCCTTCTTGGCGGCCTCCGCAGCGGCCGCCTGGGCCTTCTGCTCGGCGGCGGCGCGCAACGCAGGGCCGTCGACCTGCGTCAGCTTCTTGGTCTCGGGGTCGCGGACGTAGCGCCCGCCGGTTCGTTCGACGCTCATGTCGGATCGTCCTCGTAGGTGTCGACGCTGAAGGTTAGGCCCCACCACACGGCGCCCTTCGGGGCTGCGATCAGGCGGCCGCCGGTGTAGATCAGGGCGGAGGCGCCGCCGGCGGGCATCCAGCCGTGCAGGGCGGCGCGGATGTCACGGCGCAGGGCCTCCAGGGCGGAGACGCCGCCGCCGCCGGTGGGGTCGTTGCGGGACGGCAGGCCGAGCAGCACCAGGAGGCTGTGGGCGAGCCGCTGGTCGTGCCCGGTCACATGCGCCGGCGGGCCGGCGCGGTCGCCGGTCGGGCACAGGAAGGCCTGGGGCAGCTTCACCGGCCGGTCGGCGATCTCGGCGATGTCGAGGCTGACCTCGACGCCCCCTTTCAGATCGGGCACCTGGGCCGTGAGGCGGGCGGCGATGGCGGCGTGATCGATCATCGCCCGGCATCCTGCATGGCCAGAAGGAAGGCGTCCTCGACCACCGCCAGGATCTCGGCTTGATCGTCGGCCGACACGCCCAGATAGGGCCGCGCCGGCATGGTGACGGTGTGCGCGGCGACCTGGTGGTTCGAGACGAAGGTGGCCCGGCCGCGCTTGACGAAGGGCGCCGGACGCTCGGCCTGCATGTCAGCGAGGCGGCGGTAGATCGTCTGCACGCGGGCCGCGTGCTGGACGTCACCGCCGAACTGGTGGATCGCCGCATAGACTACATCGCTGCCGACGGCCACGCTGTCGGGGCCGGCCTGCGAGGTGATCGACTGGTACAGGTGGCCGATCTTGTAGAGTGTGCGGCCGCCCGTCTCGGCGGCCCGGCGGGACTTCTGCCACGCCGTGCCGTCCGGGGCCTGCTCGCGCTCCATGCGGACGTGGGTGGAGCGCACCAGGGCCTCGCCGATGGCGGTCATGACGTCGGTCATGTCGACGGCGCGCGCGGCGACGGCCTGCAGAACCGCCAGCGGCAGGTCGCCGTCGACGACTTCGAGGCCGAGGGTGATGTCGGCGCCGGCCATCACAGACCCCGCAGGCTGTCGGGGGTGAACACCACCGGCGCCGCCACATGACGCGGGCCGACACCGGCGCCGCCGCCGGCGGCCGCCGGGAGCGGCAGGGTCAACTGGCCGAGCGCCAGCATGCGCAGCTGGGCACGCGCCACCCGCGCCCGTTCCGTCACCATCTCGTCGGCGCTGGTGTCGTGCAGGCGCCACCGGGCGATGTCGCAGGCGATGTCCACCAGCAGCGTCGGCACGGGCTCGGGGACGGGCACCGCGTACCGCCCCGCCAGCGCCGCGTCGATCTCGGCGTCGGCCGCTGCCAGGGCCGCCGCGAACGCCGGCGCCGTCTCGCCCTCCGGCACCTGGTGCGGGCGGGCGAGATCGTCCAGTTCGTCGGCGCCGAAGCGGTCGATCAGGTCGGCGAGCGTCGCGTAGGCCATGGGACGGCGGGTCCATCAGTCGGGAGGGCCGCCGGGGATGGCGGCCGCTCGGGTCACTTGGGGGCGGGCTTGCGGGCCTTGGTGGGGGTCGGGGCCGGTTCCGGCTGGGGCTCCGGCTCCGGGGTCGGTTCCGGTTGGGGTTCCGGTTCCGGGGTCGGTTCCGGCTCCGCCTGGGGCTCCGGCTTCGCCTGGGGCTCCGGCTTCGCCTGGGGCTCCGGCTTCGCCTGGGGCTCCGGCTCCGCCTGGGGCTCCGGCTCCGGCTCCGGCGGCGGGGGCGCAGGCGGCGGCGGGGGCTCCGGCTCGCGCATACGGCGGCCGGCGCCCAGAGCCTCCAGGCGCTCGGCCTCGGCGGGCTCCATGTCGACGACGGCGCCCGGCCCGTGAAACCGGCCACCGTACTTGGTCGGGCTGGTCACCAGGACGCGCATCAGTGCGCGCCCTGGATCAGGAAGCCGGCGTCGGCGCCGACCAGCTCGACGGAATGCTCGTCGGTGACCGGGTAGAACCAGCTCTTGGCGTTGCGCTCGTCGTAGGGCTTCTCGACGAAGGGATGACCGGCCAGGTGGTAGGTGTAGCCGTAGGACGGCGTCTGCCAGTTGGCGCCCGCCGTCGGCACCCAGGCGAGCACCACGTCGTTGCCCCAGACGTCCGTGAAGGCGTCGTCGTCGCCGGCGTTCTCGGGCAGGAACACGGCCTTGCCGACTTCCAGGCGCTCGACGTCGAAGTAGCGCGCCAGCATGTCGACGGTGATGCTGTCCTTGCCCGTATACTTGAACTGCTCGATCACGGCCGGATGAACCTTCAGGTCCAGGAAGACCTTCGGGCCGATCACCATGGTGTTGGGGTAGCGCCCGGCCGTCGACCGGATGGCTTCCTTGGCGTCGTTGACGTCCTGCACCGGCTTGGAAGCCCCGTCGGACCACTTGTCGGCGCCGGCGAGCACGAGCTTGTGGTTGGCGTCGTAGTTCGCCGGGTTGCGGGCCGCGCCGGCCTGCTGGATCTCCCGGCCGAGCGCCATCACGTCGAGCACCAGGTTGACCGCGCCGGTCGCCAGATCGATGCCCGGCACCCGGCTGGCGTCCTCCATGTGCTCCCAGGCGACCTTGCCTTCCAGGCTGTGCTGCTCCAGGGCGACCGGCTTGCCTTCGTAGCCGAACTGGATGCGCTTGGTGGCACCGCCCGGCGCGCGACGGGTGTTCTGGGCGCGGAAGGCCTCCTTGCCGAACTCCAGCCGGCGGATGCCGCGCTGCGGGATCGGGACGTTGGGGAACAGCGTGTGCCCGACGTGCTCGGCGTTGGTGTAGCCGCGGGCGTGGTTGGACAGGATGGGGTCGATCACCCGCGCCTGCGCCGTGTTCATCTGGCTGTTGGACATGTGAGGCTCCGGATCGGGCGTCAGCGACGCAGGATGGCTTCGATGCGCTGGCCGGCGCCGGTGGCGGCCTGCAGGGCATCGGCGAAGACGTACTCGCCGGCGCCACCGGCGGCGGGCACGGCCCGGCCCTGGGCGTCGGCGATCAGGTCGTCGCCGACGGCGATGGCGGCGCCGGCCTCGACCATGCTGGTGCCGATGGCGTCGACCGCGACCAGCTCGCCGTCGGCGGCGGCGTACTGGGCGGGGCCGAGCACCTTCTGCCCGGCGACCGTGGCCTGGGCACCGTCGAAGCCGACCAGACGGGCGGCGGCGACCGCGCCGGCGGCGCGCAGGGTTTCGGCGTGGATGCTGCGGTTGGGCATGCGCGGGTTCCTTACTTGCGACCCACGGCCTTGACGGCCGTCAGGTAGTCGGTGCCGGGGTTCTGCCGCTGGTACTCGACGGCGCGGGCGTGGACGGCCAGGTCGGCCTGGTCGACCGCCAGGCCGTCGGCGCCGGCGAACTCGACCAGGTCGGCGGCCGCGCCTTCCGGCCCCGCCAGCTCGGCGAACTCGACGATGCGGGGCAGACCGTCGAGGAACTTGGCGAAGGCCTCGCGGCGGGGACGCTTCACGGTCTGGTCGCCCTCGGCGAACTCCACCGTGCCGGCGTCGTCGAGGCCCGCCATGAAGGCCACCAGGAAGCCCTGGTCGCGCGGCAGCACCTTGCCGGCCGCCACCAGGGCGGCGACCGTGGTTTCGGCGTCGGCCCGCGCCTGGCGTTCGGCGAAGGCGGCTTCACGGGTGGCGAGATCCCGCTCGCGCGCGGCGACGTCGTCGGCGGTCGGGGGATTGGCGGCCGCGGGTGCGGCCGGAACCTTCGTGGTCACGGGGGCCTCCTGGGTGTCGGGAGCGGCATAGGCCGGGGTCTGTTCGGCATCGGCGGCGCCTTCCAGCTCGCCGGCGATGCTGGTGATGCGGTCGAGATCCCACTCGTCGACCAGCTTCTTCGTGGCCTCGACGCCGTCGGTCTCGATCATGCGGTCGCGCAGGGCGCCGAGGATGCGACCGATGGAGCGCAGGGCGGCGCTGACGCGCCACAGCGTGGCGGCGCCCTCGGCGAATTCCACGGTCACCACGCCCTCGTCGTCGCCGGCGAACTGCACGGGCGCGAGGCCCTTCACGGCCGGCGCCTTGGCGCCGAGGAAGCCGACGTGCTTCAGGTAGTAGATGCCCGGCTTGGGATTGCCCGGCGCCTTCGGCGACCAGAAGGCGGCGGACACCTTCTTGTAGCGCCCGGCCTGCACCGCTTCCGCGAAAGCCGGGTCCAACTGGTCGAGGTGGGCCGTCATGCGGCCGTCGGCCGCCGCGACCGACGACACCCAGCCGTAGGCCGGATCGTCGGTCTTGGGGTGGCCGATCACCACCGGCGCCTGGTGCAGGGCCGGGTCGTAGCCGTCGGCCGTCGCCTGCAGATCAGCTTCGGCGAACGCCAGCTGCTGCCCGGACATCGCGGTATGCGTGCCGGCGGCGAAAATCTCGATGACGGGGGTGGGGACGGACACGGCCGGTCGCTCCATCGGTGGCGTTGGATGGAGCGAGAATGCCGGGGCCGTCCGGCGGCGGGTCCCTGAAAGGTTTCAGGGGCGGCTCTGTGGGGGATGCGGCACCACACTGGGCCGGGACCGCGAATGCGTCAATACCCCACGCGGGAGGATCGCCGTTGAAGGGGTTTTGAAGGGGGCAGGACGCGCGCAAGCCCCTTCCTGCGTATCGGCGCGCCCCGAAGGGGGTAGAACATCATCCCAGCGGCCTCTACGGCGGCCTCGGTTGCCAGCCCGCCGGCGGGGCGCTAGAATGGTGGTCACGGGGCTCCCATGATCGCGAACCGGCCCTGGTTTCCCAAGCGATCATGGTGGATGCGGTCGAGAGGCGCCCTGACCGCATCCCGCTTCTATCTCCGATACAGCAGGACCCCGGTGCGCTGGCGGTCGAGATACGGGGCGGTGCGGCTCTGGAAGAGTGTGACGCCCCGCCACCCGGCGGCCGTCCACTCGACGGCGGCGTAGAGGCCCGTTCCCTTCTCGTCCTTCGACAGCTTCGGAAGCGTCAACGCCGTCAGGTAGCGCCGCCGCAGGATCGGCCGCCCCTCGTGATCCTCCGCCCAGTCGATCCAGATCTCGTCGGGGTCCTTCAGGGCTTCCGCCAGCACGAGCAGGAACCGGTGGCGCCCCTGGCTGTCGACCTTCCAGGTGCCGTCCCGGCGGCGGAACAGATCGGCGTCGATGCCCACGGCATGCCCGGCCGCGTCGCGGAACAGGGCGCCCCGCTCGACGGTCGCGCCGAACTCGCCCAGGAAGGCGGCGGCATAGTCCTCGGGCGCCAGGTCGTCGGGAAGGATCTTCTCCGGCGCCACCGGCCGGGGCGGCGGCAGCGGCGGCAGATCCTCCGGCCGGGGCAGCGGCGCCGGCGCCGGCGGCAGGGGCTCCTGCAGCTCGCGCGGCACGGCACCCGACAGCCAGCTCCGCCCGGCGTTGTGGCCGAAGCCGGTATCGATGCCGGCGGGCGTCTCCCAGATCTCCTTCGACCCGTCGGCCAGGGTGACGGAACGCGCCTCCATCTCCACCGCCGGCACCTTGTCGGCCGGCGTCGGGGTGAAGCCGAACCGCTTCAGGTCGCGCTCGGTCAGCACCTGGATCGTGCAGCGGCAATACCAGCCGTTGGGCGGGTAGTGCGACGCCCACCACGGATGATCCCACGGCAGCACCAGGCCATGCCAGCCGCGATGCTCGGGGCGCGTCCGATCATCCAGCACGGCCACGTAGCGCAGGTAGAGCACCCGGCCGAGGCGGGCTTCCCGCTCCGCCTGGCGCTCGATCTGCGCCCACCGGCCGGCGGCGCGCGCCATGCGCAGGTTGGTGTCGAAGATCACGCGGGTGCGCCAGGTGCGGCCGCCCTTGTAGGTCCAGCCGTGCTTGGCGACGATGGTGTCGAAGTCGCGCCGGAAGTCGGCCAGCGTCAGCCCGTCGTCGAGCATGCGCTGGATGCTGGCGTGGAAGTCGGCGACCAGGGTGTCGGAGTTGGCGCCGGCCACCACGAACGAGCGCGCGTGGGCACCCTCCCTCAGATCCGTCCAGGCGCGCGACGGCAGGCGGATCTTCTGACGCAGGTACTCCTGCGCCTCGACGAAGGGCACGCCGCCGTCAGGCATCGGCCGCCTCCGCCGCCCCGTCGAGGTGGGCGAGGATCATGGCTTGCCCGAGGATCTCGGCCAGCTGGTCCGTCGGCAGGTTCGGCGCGAGCTGAAGCAACCGCGCCGGCAGGTGGTCGAGGCTCTCCAGGTCGGAGGCGAACACCAGGGCGCGCACCTTGGCGACCAGGCCGTCCATCACCGACGCGGCCAGCGTCTCCACCTGGTCGACCAGATCGTCGACGGCATCGCGCGGCGCCTCGGCGAACTCCGCCGGCGCGTCGGCCGCCGGCGTCTGGCCGAGTGCCGGGGGAACCGGCGCCGGCTGCGCCTCCCACTCGCCACCGTAGACTTCGGCGACGTGGCGGGCGGTCGGCCGCAGGCCCGACATCCGGGCGACCGCCGCTTCGCGCTGGGCGCGCTGCGTCAGGTCTTCCTCCGCCTCCAGCTGGCGCCACACCCGCGGCGGCGCGGCGGTGGGGTAGTTCCAGCCGCACAGCCAGCGCACGGGGCCGACGTTGAAGGACTGGTGAAGGAGGTCCGCATCGGCCTTCACGATGGCGTCGCCGGTGTCCTGGTGAACCTTCGCCTGGGCGAGGCTGGACCCGTCGTCGGTGGTCATGGTCTGGCCGGCGACGATCTTGGCGATGGCGCCGTCCCAGTAGCGCATCCACCGCTCGTGGTCGCCGCCGCTGGACCGCACCGCCTCCAGCAGCTCCGCCTTGAAGCCCTCGGGCAGCGCGATGGCGGTCGAGCCGTGGACGGCCATCAGCGACGACAGCAGCGCCTGGACGTCGCTGTCGGGTGATCCGGGCGGATGGTGGCCGAGAACGGTCGGCATGCCGAACTTCTCCAGCGCGATGGCCCAGAACCGGGCGCCGTTCCGCTTCAGGAAGACCGGCCACCACAGATGGTGCCCCAGGCCGACGCCATGGGGGTCGTCGTCGTTGTCGCCGTCGGCCTTCACCACCCAGAACTTCGCCGGCGGCACCGGCTCGCCCTTCCAGTCGGCGAGGTGGCGGCGCAGGCGCAGGGTGCCGTCGCGGTCGAAGCCGAAGCGCTCCTGGCGGCGGACGCGGATGTCGGCCAGGGCGATGCGGCCGCCGTCGCGCTCGTAGATCAACTCGGCCACGGCGAAGCCGAAGAACTGGGCATGCGCCATCTTGGCGCAGACGGCGTCCCATCGCAGGCCGTTGAGGGTGTCGCGCAACCAGTCGGCCGCCTCCTTGTCGACGGCGGCGTCACCACCCGGCTCGACCACCCACTCGGCGGCCGTCATGGCCTGGACCCGCTGCTGCCAGACCGCCTTGACCTGGTGGTCGCGCAAGAGGCCCCGGTACAGCGCCAGGTCGCCGCCGATGCTCTCCAGCACCGGGTCGGGCGTGCCGCGGATCTCGCCGACGTAGCCGTCCCACAGGTAAACGTCCCGGCTCGCCGCCACTTCCTTCAGCAGGGGCTTCACGACCTTTTCACCCATGTCAGTAGTCCCTCAGGTTCAGGCTGCTCGGGGCCGTGGCGAAGCCGGCGCCGTGCATCTGCGCCGGTGCGGCGCGGGTCGGCTCCAGGGTCGCGCTGGCGCGGCGGCCGCCGACGACGATCCCGCCGCCGTCCACCAGCGCGGCACTGGCCACGGCGCCGGCCCACAGCATCTCCAGCGCGTCCGGCCCGTCGTCGTGATCGGCCTGCGGCCACCCCTGCAACTGCGCCAGCAGCGTGGTCTGGCTCGGATGGAAGCGGATCATGCCGGCGTCGATGGGCGGTTGCAGGCTCTCGATGCGAAGGTCCTTGTCGGTGCTGTTGAGCACCGCGCGGCACGGCATGTTGATGCCGGCGCGGGCGGCCGCCGCCATCAGCTCGGTGCGCAGGAAGTCCTGGAACTGGACGCTCTCGACGAACCACAGCACGCAGCGGTACTGGCGCTGCAGGGCGATGGCGTCGGCGATGATGACGTTGGGCGGCCGCCGGCGGATCGACGCCTCGACCACGTCGAGCCGCGGCGCCTGCCGGTCGAAGGCCCCGATCAGCAGGGCGCTCGGGTCGCTGCGGCTCTTGTTGTTCTTGCCGAGGGACGGGTCGAGCGCCCCGAAGTAGACGAGGCGCGGCTGAAGCTGGACCCAGTAGGTGACGGCCGTGAAGGTCGCGTCGGTGGCCAGCGGGTTGTTCTGATACTCGCTGTTGAACGCGCTGGTGCCGACGCGCATGCGGATCAGCATCAGGCGCTTGAGCGTCTGCACGGCCGGCCACAGCACCTCGGCCCCGCGCTCCATCTCGTCGCGGTTGGCCAGATAGAACTCTTCCGCCGCCGCCGCGCCGCCGGCCTCGGTGTTGCGGTAGACCTCTTCCCACTGCTCCCACAGGTCCATGCGGTCGGGCCAGCGGATGATCGCCTGGAAGCGGGTGGACTGCCACGTCGGGTCCTTCAGCTTCCGGGCCAGCACGCTGTCGAGGTGCAGGACCGTGCCGACGTAGACGATGTCCATGGAGCCGTCGGGCGGGCCGAGCGGCTCGACGGTCTTGTTGATCCAGTCGTCGAGCTTCTGGCGCTGTTCCGGTGACCGGACGTTCTCGTCGTTCTCCAGGTCGTCGAGGATGACCAGGTCAGGGCGCTGCGCCCCGTGGCGAAAGCCGCGCAGGCGCTTGCGGGCGCCGCCGCACTGGACCTTGCAGCCGGTGCGGGTGACGATAACCCCGACCTGCCAGACGGCGCCTTGCCCCGTCTCCGCCGGGAAGTCCACCGCCAGGCGCGGGTTGTCGGTCAGTTCGGTCTTGATGCCTTCCAGCATCATGGCCGCGACCTCGATGGCGTCGGACAGGATCACCGGATAGCGGCGCCGGCGGGTCAGGATGCACCACAGCGGGAACAGCTCGGTCAGGTACGTCGACTTCGCGTTGCCGCGCGGCGCGGCGACGGCATCGCGGGCGCCGCCGCCGGCTTCCGTGATCTCGTGGCAGCGCGCGAAGATCCAGCGATGGAAGGTCGAGTACTCGGCCCGGCCGCGGTGCGGGAAGTAGGTCCGGCAGAAGTAGCCGAAGTCGTCGCCGGCCCGGCGACGGCGGGCGGCGATGCTGGCCGCGTCGGCCGGGAAGTCGTCGCCGAGCACGTCGGCCTGGGCGATCTGGTCGCGCAGCGACTGGGCCAGGAGGCGCGCCTCTTCGAGGAATTCCTCGGTCCCGAAGCGGCCCTTTCGCTTCCACCGGGGAATACCGCCGGCCTTCATGCTCCGTACTTCTCGCTCAATGCCGCCGCGAACGGCTCGACCACATCTGCGAACGCCGTCGCGAGGGCGGGATAGTTGGCTCGCAGGAAGTCCACCAGGAAGTGAAGCACTTCAATGGCGACGGCGTGACGCGCAACGTCTGGAGCCGCGCGGGAAACGGCGTTCGTGATCTTGGTGAAGCTGTCGCCAAGCAGCGCCATGGCCTTCACCCGGTCCAGCGGCGACACGTCGGTGGCGGCGTTCAGGCCGTCCAGGGCGGCCTGGTGCAGGGTCAGGTAGTCCGTCAGCACCAACTGGGCGATATTGTTGGCGCCGCTGTGAGAGATGGCACTCGCGGCGCGGATCTTGTCCCAGTCGTCACCGGCCGCCGCAGCCTGGCTCTTCCACCGGCGGGCGGTCGGCAGCGACACGCCGTGACGCTCTGCCGCCGCCTCCAGGCCCAGGCGGTCGGCGATGTAGCTGCGGCGCACCGCCGCCTTGGTTTCGGGCGTGTGCGCCATCACACGCCCCGCAGCCGGTCGCCGGCAAGCCGGGCCGCCGCCGTCAGAGCGGAGGCACCGAGCGACGGCCGTTTGACACCCTCCACCACCTTCCGGCCGGCGGCCACGTCGGCGGCGTCGGGCAGCACCGGCCACCATGCGGCGGCGGTGCCGTCGACCAGGCCATGCTGCCGCAGCCACGACGTGGCGGCGTCGATGTCCTCCATGCTCGCGGCGATGTGGACGCGCCGCATGGCGTCCTGCAGCCAGGCCGAGGACGGCAGCGGCATCACGCCGGGCACCTGGCGCCGCCCGAGAGCGACGTCGGCGCCGGCGGCGGTCAGCGCAACGCCCGGCACCGCCGCGCCCAGGTCGGCGACGGCAAGGCCCTGGTCGGCCAGCCAGCCGGCGGCCGTCGCCACCTGATCGCGGGTGACCGGGTGACCGCGGCCCTCGACGAGGTCCTGCAGGATGGCGAGGTTGCCGATGCCCTCGGGTAGTGTCGCGAGCGTCCACACGATCAACAGCCGCGTGATCTCCTCCCGCGGCCGCTCCGTCAGGCAGCGCAGGATCACCAGGCGGTGATGCTGCGCGATGCGCTCCAGGATCTCCGTCATCGTCCCCGCTCCACGTGGTGCTTGATCAGCATGTTGAGGTTCTCGGCCACGCCGGCGACGGCGGCGCCCATGCCCTGGACGGTGGCGCGCAGCTCCTTCACGTCGCCCCCGACCGCCGCGAGCGTCCGCTGAAGCTCGGCCATCTCCGCATGGGTGGCGGTGCGGCCCAGGGCCTCGCGCACGTTCTCGACGTCGTCGCGCACCTCGGCCACTTCGGCGCGGACTGCCTTGACGCTTTCCTCGGCCCGGTCGGCCGTCGCCTTCTGGGCCTTCGACAGTTCCGCCCGCAGCGCTTCCAGATCCCCGCGCGACACGAACGTGTGGCGCAGCGACCACATGACCCACAGCCCGAAGAGGTTCATCACGGCGAAGCCGGCCGGCCAGAACTTGAGAAGGGTGTCGATCACGGCGGGCTCCGGACGTCATGGGCGCAGGCGGCGCACAGGGTGGTGTGAGGCAGGGTCGCGCGGCGGCGGGGCTCAATGTCGCCGCTGCACCGACGGCAGGGGCCGTCTGCGACGGGCGGGGCGGGCGTGGCGGCGCGGCGGGTCAGGATCGCCGTGCGCTCACGCTCGGTCAGCGCCGCCGCCTCGTCGGCGAAGTCAGCCATCGCCTTCGATGCGGGCGGTCAGGGCGGTGGACAGGGCGTCCAGTTCGGCCCACTCCTGCGGCGTCGGGTCACGCCCTTCGGCGGCCATGCGCTCGACCAGGCGCTTGCCGCTCTGGGCGGCGGCGACGCCGGCGGCGGCCGCCTCGGCGATGCGCAGGCCGAGGGTGAGGTAGGCGAGAGCGGTCATGACGGCGTCCCTCTGGTCAGCTGGTGGAACTGGTCGACGGCCTCGACGGCGGCGGCGATCAGCGCCGGCACCGTGGCGGGGTCGCCGCCGCGCACCGCCGCCTCGGCGGCATCCACGGCCGCCACGGCGACGGCGTTGGCGGTGCGGATCGCCGTGACCACCAGGGGCGGCGTCTGCGGGCTCTCGACCATGGTCGCCGCCACCGTCTGCACCGCCACGAGGTCCGACTTGATGGCGTAGACCTGCTGCTGCGGCGTCTCGGTCTCGACCTTGCTCGCACAGGCGACCGGGCCGGTGACGGCCAGGGCACCGAACAGGAAGGCCAGCAGGAACAGCCGCGCGATCCCGCCGCCGGGGTCGCCGCCGCCGGAAGACAGCAGGCGCAGCGGGCGCTCGGCGCGCCAGCGGCCGTAGATCGCGAAGGCGGCGCCGCCGATGGTCATGATCTGGAACACCAGGTCGACGACCTCGCCCTGAAGCGCGGGCGACAGGCCGTGGCCGTAACGGTCCAACAGGCTGGACAGCAGGGACACCAGCACGCCGATGATGGTGCGGCTGGCCAGCGGGGATTTGGGCAGGGAAGCGGTCATGGCGCGCCTCACGGAATGTCGTTGAAGAAGAGATGCCGGCCGATAGCGACCACATGCTGCCGGCCGCGCGCCCACTTCGGGATCGGCGTGTTCATGGCGTAGTAGTGGTCGCTGCCCTGGGTGATGTCGCCATAGCCGGCTTCGCCGTTCACGACGGCGCAGGCCACCAGCATCGCCCGCCGGAAGTGGCGGTCGGACAGGTCCACGGCGAGCAGCTTGGGCAGGTTGGGATCGCCGGCGTTCCAGCACGAGAACTGCCACTCCTTGCGGCAGACAGCCGCAATGGTGTGGTCGTCGAAGCCGGGGACGCTCTTGCCGTACCACCGGCGGCGGCGGCGGCGCTCGCAGATGACGTGCGCGACGGCCATCATGCCGGGGATGCCTTCACCCCGCGCTTCGGCCCACAGCGTGCGGGCCATGATGTCGAGGTCGGCGGCGGTCGCCAGGATGGGCGTGGACACGGCGGAACCCTCACCGGAGGTGGTAACTCCGGGGAAGGTACGGTTTCAGGCGCCCTTCAAGGCCCCTGAAAGGTTTCAGGGGGAGACGCTACAGGCCGGGGAACAGATCGAGCTGGGGCGTCGCGATCTCGCCGTCGCGCCGCGCGCGCGCCAGGTCGAGATAGGCCGTCCGCTCGGTCACGCCGAGACGCCGGGCGGCGTCACGCACCGTAACGCCGGCTTCGATCAGAGACAACAGCCGTCGACGGCGGACCTTCAGGGCGGCGTGCGTCATGCGCGGCACCGTGACCTCGATCTCGCCGCCGGCGCCGTCGCCACGCCAGATCCGCCAGACGCGCGCGGCATCGTCCTGGCCCAGCTCGCGGACCAGGATGCACTTCGCGGTCAGCCGCACGGGGACCGTGACCGTGTTCCCGCCCAGACGGCCGACCACACGCCACATCAGCTCCTCGTCGCCGCCTTCCAGGAGGCGCACGCAGGGCTCGGGCAGGTAGCCGTAGGTCTGGCGGTAGCTGACGGTCATGGCTGCGCCCGCACCAGCTTGCCCAGCTCGCCGACCAGCCGGTTCCATTCGTCGGTGCCCATGAAGGCCAGGCCCGGCACGCCGATCAGCTGGTAGGCGACCGCGGCGAGGTCGAGGCCGACGAACCGGCCCCGCAGCTTCAGCTTGCGCACCTGCGCCAGCGCCACGCACTTCGCCGGGTTGACGGCATCGTCCCACAGGACGCCGTCGCGGGCCGCCCACTTCTTCAGCGCCTCGATCACCTGCCACGTCTGCGCCGGCGTCAGCCACTGCAACGCCTCGACCTTGGTCTGCCGGCGCACGAACGAGGCCAGGGCGTCCTCCGACGGCTCCTGCACGACCCCGAGGTTCCACAGGGACAGCCACAGGGCGCGGATCTTGCGGCCCTCCGGGTTCTCGGCCGGGCGCCGCGTGCCGGCGCGCTTCGGCCGTGCGGCCTCACCCTTGAAGCCGCAGGCCTTCATGTGCTCCAGCAGGTCCACCAGCTGACGGTCGGTCAGCTGCGAGCCCGAGCGCACGCCGTAGCGCGCCTCCAGGGTGTCGCGGTAGGTGTCGTCGTCCCAACCCAGCGTCTTGCGGCCGATGGCCACCTTGGCGAGAGCGGCGCGCCGCTGGGGGGCGACGGGCGTGCGGGCGGACTTGGTCATGATCGCGTGTCCTTTCGGGGGCGCTGGTGGTCGGCGCAATCCCATTCGCCGGGCCGTCCCTTGGCGCCTGGCGCGAAGTAGGGCGTGAAGCTCTTGCCCCGGCCGTGGTTCGGTCCTCGGGCGCAGGTGCGGCAGTAGGTCCAGGGCCAGGTCTTGCCGGTCGCCGCCTCGGCGTAGGCGCACCGCGTGCCGGCGCTTGCCCCATCAGTCGGTGCAGGCACGGCCGATCACCACGTTGTTGTCGCCCGTGATGCGCAGCGTGTAGCGGCAGTCCCACAGCAGGACGGTGACGATGAAGGTGGCCACCAGCCAGCCGCCGACCCCGAGCTGGCCGAGGTAGCAGGCAGCGGTCGCCATGGTCACAGCCCCTTCCACGGGTCGTCGTAGAGCGCGATCTCCAGGTCGCTTAGGCGCTCCCACCGCATCCAGGCGGCGTGCCGGGCTTCGCGCGCCTTCTCGGCCGCCAGCTGCAGCTGGAGGCGCTTGGAGGTCGACAAGCCCTCCTTCGCGCCATAAGCCGCATCAAAGGCATCGCGCTCGGCGACGGTCAGCCGTTCGTGTTCCGCCCACGCCTCATCGATGTCGCGTTTCACACGCGCCTGCCGGATCTCGCGCACGTACGTCTCCAGGCCCCCGACCTGGAAGAGCGAACCGCCGAGCTTCAGGCAGAGCTGCACCAGCTGATCCTTGGTCAGCTTCGCCAGGCGCTTTTCCAGGTCGCCCTGGGTCGGGAGCGCGCGGACCACCCTCTGGCTCCCCATCACTCCCTCCCGATCAGGCCGGCGGTGCCGCCGGCGAGGCCGTTGCGGATCTCCACCTCGCCCCCGGCCACGTACCCGGCCGCCGCCGCCCGCATGTGCCTCGTCGAGGGCTTCTTCGTTCCGTCCGCTTCAAGCCCGGTGTAGAGCGTCGCGAGGTAGGTCTTGGCGGCAGCGATGCGGGCCGGGTCGGGCCGGTCGAAGTGCTGCGCCAGGGTCCGCTCCAGCCGCATCGCCATGCCGGCGCGGAAGGCCTCGCAGGCCCGCCGGCGGGACCCGCCCGCCTTTTTGCGCTTGTACTCGCGGCTGTCCTGGTAGCGCCGGACGGCCGCCTCGATATGGCGATGCAGGTAGGTGTGCAGGTACACGGCGATGGTCGGCCCCGGCTGCTCGCCGACGTAGGCGCGCCGGGACTGGATGCCGACCTCGCGCACGCTGACGCAGCCGGTGTAGTGGGCCAGCACCGACCACAGACGGTCTACCGCCGTCGGGCGGGCCGTCGACGGCGCCCGGTCGACGTCCATCACCAGGTCCTCGCGCGACAGGCCGTGCTCGCTCATGAGGCGGGCAGCCATGGCGGCGGCCGCTTCCGCCTCGGCATCGGTGCAGCCGCGGTCGGTGGTCTTGCCCAGCAGCGCCTGGATGCGCCGCTTGATCGTGTCCTTGTCGGCCATCAGGCCCTCCGTCAGAAGAGAGAAAGCTGCCCGCGCGGCGGCGGGGGCGGGAGCTGGCTGGTCCGCTCGCGCCAGTCCTCGGGGTCGGGACGTCCCAGATCGCTGGCGCGAGGCTCGACCACCGCCACCTCCACCGGCGGCGCCGGCGGATCGTCGGCCGACAGCAGGGCCAGCCCGATCGTCCCCAGCTCGTCGCCGCGGGCGCTGGCCAGGATCTCGCCCGAGGCCCGGTCGCGGATCTCCAGCACCGGTTCCATGCCCCGGCCGAACCGGATGCGCGGCACCGGCCACTCGGCGCGGACGTGGCTGGCGACGGTGGTCCGGTGGGTGATCCAGACGATGTCGTCGACCAGCTCGACGGCGCCCGGCTGCTCGGCATGCCAGCGGTCGAGCACGTCGACGGGCGTCACGGGCTCGCCGGCGTCCTGGTGATGGAGGCAGAGCCACAGGCCCCACCGGAGCAGCGCGTCGGTGTGCGGCATGCTCACAGCCTCGGCTCTTCCAGGCGGCGGTCGGCGCCGAGGTTCTTGTTGTAGGCGCGGGTCAGCCGCATCTGCAGGGCGATCTCAGTCTTGCCGCGGAAGCTCTTGGCCGCGATCCGCGCCTCGTCGATTTCGTCGTCGAGGTCCAGATCGGCCAGGATGCGCACCAGGCGTTCCTGCTCGACCTTGCCGGGGTTCATGGCGTGCAACCGCGTCAGGGCCTTGATCGTCGCCGACCGGAAGGCGTTCTCGGCTTCGCCCTGTGCCGTCACCAGGGCGCGCAGGCCCTGGCGGAGGCTCTCTTCGTCCAGGGCCATGCAGGCTTCAATGGCGGCCAGGGCCACCGTGTGGCCCGGCTTCTGGCGTCCGGTGCCGACACGGGAAATCACCACCCCGCAGGCGTCGCACAGCTCCTTGATGGCGACGGCCTGCGGCACGCCGGCGGCATGATCGGCCCAGAAGATGTTGACCCGCGTGACACCGATGCGGTCCTTGTTCACGCCCTTGAACGCCACGGCCTGCGCCGCGAGGTCCGGTGCGTCCACGATGATGCAGGGCACCTCGGGCAGCTTCAGCAGGCGGGCCGTCTCCAGACGGTGCTGACCGTCGAAGACGGCGTGATCGCCGATGCGGTCCCCCTCGCTCACGAGCAGGACGCCGAACTTCTGCCACGCGAAGGCGGCCGCCATCTTGCGGATGCGCTTCCAGCCGTCCTTGGTGATGCTCCGCTGGTAGCGTTCGTCGACGACCAGCGTATCCGTCGGCAGCCATGCGAAGCGCGGCGGCGTGCCGTAGGTGGTCGAGGGGGTGTCGGTCATGGCTCTAGTCCCTCCCTCAGTGAAGCCGGCCGCGGGCGGACGGTGCCGGAGGCGGCGGTGCAGGGGTGCCGGGGATCGCGGTTTCCGCCAGATGCTCGACCATCAACTGGCCACCGGCTCGCAGGACGACGTGGGCGATCTTCGCGCCGTCCCAGCCGGCCTTGCGCCCGGCCTTGACGACGGCGGCGAGCAGCAGGCCGATGGTGTCGTCCTCGGTGCCGACGACCTTCGCTTCGGCCGCGACCTGAGCGGCATGGTCCGCCACCCGACAGGCCGGGCAGCCGCAGGTGACCCGGTCAGCCATTGGTGGCCTCCGGCGCGGAGATGGAGATGTCGACGCGGCTGCCCGGCATGACCCGGATCGTCGCGACGTACACGACGCCGGTCTTTTCCTGCTCCACTTCGAGGCGAGCGCCCCCACAGGGCAGCGCGGTCTTCGCCTTGATCGGCCCCTGCAGGCCGGGCGGAACGAAGACGATGTCGCCGACGGGCGGGAACTCCAGCGGCTTACCCATGGTCGACCTCCCCGCTCTCGCCGCCGGCGCCGTCCAGGTGGGACGTGACCATGCCCTCGGGCACCTCGGCGCTGGCGAGGTCGATGGCGATGGTGGCCCACCCTTGGGCGCCGCTCGGGCGATGTTGCAGGCGGATGTACGTCTTCGAGCCGACGACGCGGATGCTCTCGCGCAGAGCCTCCATGGCGCGCTGCCACAGCGGGTCCTGGATCTCGACCCGCAGCAGGCGGAACACCGCCTCGCGGCTGACCGTACCGGTCTTGTCGGTGCGGAAGGCCTCGGTCACCAGCGCCTGCAGCTCGGGCCGGGCGTCGACGCTCCAGGTGCGCAGGCAGTCGTCGATCATGTCCTTGGCGACCTGCAGGCCCGGCCCGAAGTCGAGCTGGTCGTTGATGCGGACCTGCACGCGCATGGTGCCGTCGTAGGTGGAGAGGGTGACGTTGCCCTTGCCGTCCAGGCCGCGCGGCCGGTGGCCGTACTTGTCGGCGACCAGGTCGAGGTGGGTCGCCACGTCCTCGAACGTGTGGCCCTTGAACCGGCCGATCTGCGCGGCGAGGTCCTGGGCGAAGCCGATGATGGTCCGAACGGTCTGGTCCTCCAGGCGCTCGTGATCCTTCACCATGCTCTCGGGCACGAGGCGCCCCTTGGCGTCCTTCATGTAACCGGCGGGGAGGTCGGTGGTGGTGGTCATGCTGTCCTCGGTCAGGTGGTGGGGGTGATGGTCTTGGCGCGCGGGTCGCTGGCGGCGCCGGAAAGGGCGAGCCGCTCCGCGTGGGGCAGCGGCGCCGGCGGCGGCCGCAGGACCGTCAGCAGGCGGCCGAGCAGGAGGTGACGCAGGGTCATCGCGGGTCTCCAGGTCGGGGTGTGGCGGGGGTGAAGTATTTGCAGGCGTCCGTGGTCGCCGGGACCGGTTGGCAGGCCTCGGGCCGCAGCCCGGCCATGCGGGCGGCTTCCTGGCAGGTGTACTTCGTCCTGCCGTCGAAACGACGGTGGCCGCAGTCGCCGCAGGTCTTGCCAGTAGGGCCGCCGCCGGGGACATGAGCGAAGCGGGTCTTGGGCGGCTTGATCGGGGGGCGGCGGCTCATGACGGCCTCGCCGTGGCGATCAGGGCATGGGCGAGCAGCAGGAGCTGGGACTGCACGGGCATGGCGACGGACGCCCCGCCGATCACCAACTGCGCCAGCTCGAAGGCCTGGCCGACGGGAACGTCGGTGACCATCAGGCGGTCCTCGGTCTCGCCGGTCTCGATGGAGAGGCACACGATGCCGCCCTCGTCGAGGCTGACCCCACACCACACCTTTCCGCCACGGGCCGCACCGCGCGTGGTGACGATGGTCCCCCACCGCCCGTCGGGCAGGTGATGCCGCTCGCCGATCCGCGGCGGCTTCATGCCGCACCCCCTGCCGCGCTGCGGCGCTCCGACCGTTCGGCGGTGCCGGCCGCCAGCTCCAGGAAGTCGGCGAACTGCTGGAGTTCGATCGGCGTCATGGCCTCCCACGGGTCCATGTCGGCCAGCGTGCGGAGGCCCGCCGCCGTCTCGCGCAGGCGGTCGGCCACCGTCGCGCAGGGCGCCATGGATGCGAGGTAGTCCAGCTGGTCGGCCAGCACGCGCTGCGCCGTCGAATGCTGGTGCCGCTGGATGCGCACATCCCGTGCAAGGTTTCGCAAGCGGTCGCTGAACATGCCTTCACTCCCCGTTGAAGGGGCAGCTGCGGCAGGCGTCGTACATCTGCCTGCGCAAGCTGCTGGTGGTCTCGAAGGTCTTGGCGCGCTCGCGCCATTCCATGCACTGCACGAGGGCCATGGTGCCCAGTTCCGGGCAGGCCACCTCGGCGGCCATCAGTGTCGCCCGCACGGCCTGCTCGACCTTGCCGAGGTCCCCGTTGTACCGGTTGCCGATGACGTAGCTGAGGGTCGCGGCCGAGTACCCGACCGTGCGCGCCACCTTCTGCTGGCTGGCCTGGTCGCACCGCTCGGCCAGCACCGCCACCCAGTCGGGCAGATCGGGCCAGGCGGCGGCGGCCTTGTCGCGATGGCTCATGACGCGCCTCCCTCGACCTCGGCGGTGCCGACGTGGCGCCGCAGGTTGGGGTCCCACACCGCCTTGATGCGCTGGATCTGCGGCGCCAGCGGCCCGGTGCGCATGTTCGGCAGGAGGCGGTAGACCGTGCGGCCGCCGGTGGTCTTGCCGGGCGTGACGACGGCGAGGTACCCGGCCCGGTGCAGCGCCCGGAGGTATCGGCGCGCCGTCTCCACCGCCACCGGGTCCTCTTCGGTGCTGGCGGTGACGGCCAGGTCGTCGGCCGAGAAGCCTCCGGCGCCGGCCATCTTCATCACCCGCCACATCTGCTCCTGCCCCAGGGCAGGCTTGCGCAGGGTGCCGTCCCGCCGCACCGACGGAGCGTCGGGCTGATCGCGCCGCAGCTCGTAGACGGTATGATCGCCGTCCTTTCCGACGGGCTCGACGAAGCCGGCGCGCTCCAGGCCCTTCAGGTAGCCGCGGATGGTTTCGCGGTGGACGTTGCACCGCTGGTCGACGTCGGCCAGCCGGAACCGCCGCAGCTCGCGCATGATGTCCCAGAAGCCCTGTTGGCCGCGCGGCACTCGCACCGACAGCTTGGCCTCTTCATCCACCGGACGGCGCCCCATCAGCCGACCCTCCGGGCCGGCGTCTGGCCGGTGTAGAAGCCCCGGTCACCCCAGGCCGCCTCGTCGACCGCACCCCACCCGTTCACCGCAGCCTCGGCGGCGATGTTGTAGAGGTTGACCACCATACGCCGGGGCCGCCCGCCGCTGGCCTTGACCAGGGCGGCCATCAGGCCGGCGGAGATCTCCACGTCGGCGTGGAACAGCTGGGCGAGGACGTGGGCGTCGTCGACGCTGGCGGGCTGGGCCGGCTGCCACACGAGAACCCGGTTGTGGGTCCGCTCGGACGCACGGGCGATCATGTCGGGCAGGCCCTCTTCGCCGATCAGGGCGATCGGCGCGCCGGACTGGTCGTGCAGTTCGCGGATGGCTTCGATGTAGCCCCGCTTCACGATCTGGTCGCCCTCGTCGACGATCAGCGGCCGGCCGGTCATGGCCAGCGCCGAGATCGCCTCCTCCATCATGTCGGCAGCGGTGCCGCGCGGCTTGCGCCCCATCTCGATCAGCAGCGACCGCAGGAACTTCAGCTTCGTCCAGCTCTCGCCGCACTCCAGGTAGAAGGCGCGCCGCTTGTTGGCGCCGTAGCGGGCCGACCAGGTCTTTCCGTAGCCCGAGAAGCCGTGGAACACGCCGATGCCGGGCAGGTGCGCCGGCCGTTCGATCAGGCGCGTCAGCATGTCGGCGAACAGCGCGACGTTGGTCAGCGGCGCGATGGTGCCACCACTGGCGGCGGGGGCATTGACGGTAAGGGAGGTCTGGGTCATAACGGTCCTCTGGAAGGTACTAGTCACCTCGCGGCCGGGCTCGACCCCCGGCCGCATCCTTTTCGGGTCACGCCGTTTCCGCGACGTAGGCCCCGCCGAAGTCCTGGTGCAGTTCCTGCTGCACCCGGAACTCCGACTGCTTCTGGTAGCGCTCCAGCCACTGAAGATCCGCGGCATCCACCGGCCGGCCGGCCTCGCGCGCGGCCTGCACGGCCAGCGCCTTGCGGTATCGTTCCTTCGGGGTCTGCGGCTGGGTCGGCGTCGGCGCCGGGGCGGACATTTCCGCCTTCAGGCGCTCCACCGACTGGCTGATCATCAGCCGGTCCTGGGGTGCCGGCTCGGGCGCCGGCCGCGTGCCGCCATGGCGGGTCGGCAGGGCGGCCAGGGCCTCTTCACGGTGGCGATCCAGCAGCTTGATCTGGCCCTGGGCGCGCTTGACAGCGGCGTGCTCCAGCTTGCTCTCCGGCATTTCGGGGATGACGTTGCCGTCGCGCTCCGCGACCGCCAGCAGGCGGCCATCGTCAAGCGTCCGCACCCACACCCGGCTGCCATCGTGGATGTCGTAGCCGACCCGAACCCTCTCGCCGTGCCAGTCCTCCAAGGCGGTCGCGTAGTACCGGCCCCAGGGCAGGCTCACCTCACAGCGGGTGACCGTCCGTTCCTCGTAGGGGCGGAACAGGTCTTCCAGCACCGTCTCGGGCAGCGTGTGCGGCTGCCACCCCTCGTCCAGATGCTTCTGCCACGCCTCGTCGGGGCTCATGTGCCGCAGCTTGCCGGTGATCGGATCGGTGATGCGAGGCAGCGCGCTGTGCGGCCGGGCGTTGTAGGCGTCCACCGTTTCCTGGCACCACGCCATGAAGGTCTCCCACGGCATCAGCCAGTCGCTTGCGCCGTTCTCGCGGATGGCCTTGGTGATCCGGCGGTCGATGCGGATCAGGGCCTCGCGGTCCATGTCGCGGCCGCGATAGGTGACGATTCGGCGGGCCGCCCGCTTCCACATCGCCTGCAGGCGCTCGATCTTGCCGCGCGCCTGGGCGCGGCCGGGCGTCGCCGTCTCATGGGTGATGCCGAGGCGCGCCAGGTGCCCCAGCACCTCGCCGCCCATGACGTTGGCGACGAAGCCCGACCCGTTGTCGGTGTAGAAGATGTCGAAAAGGCCGTGGGTGCTGACCGTGCAGCGGAGGGCGTCGAGGGTGACGTGGCTGGCTTCCGCTATGCCGGTGGACCACCCGACGATCCGGCGCGTGGCGCTGTCGAGCATGGTGACCACCTCTGGCGTGAACGGCCGGCCGTGCTTCGGGTGGGCCACGCCCTGCTTGAGGTTGTGGCCGTCCGCGCTGACCACCTGCATGGGCAGGAGGCCGGCGGTCGACCGGCGCTTGTGCCCCTTGAGCGCCAGCAGGGCACCACTGCTGCGGCGTCCGCGGTCGCGCTCCACCGCACCGAGACCCTTCAGGAAGCGGCGGGCCTGCTCGTAGGACGGCATGTCGACGTCCTCGGGCAGGCGCTCGGCCAGCCGTTCCAGCGTCTCGGCGATCGACGGCTTGCTGGGGATGCGGTAGAGCCGCAGGAACAGCTTCTCCCAGCCCGCCGGCGCCGTCGGCGTGCGGGTGTCGGCCGGCACCAGCGCCGCGGGGCCGCCGGCCGCGAAGTCCGACCGCCACCGCTTCAGGGTGCGCTCGGAAAGCGTCCGTGCCCCGTTTCCGCCGGCCCGCGCATTGGCGACGGGCACCAGCTCTTGCAGCGCCCTCGGCAACTGTCCGGCCGAGGCGAGCGCCACCAGCGTCTTGACCGCCTTGTTGATGCCGCCGACCGCGGCCAAGCGGTCGACCTCCATCAACACCGCCATGCGGGCATCGCGGCACCGCCGCTGCCAGTCCGCCAAGCCGACGGCCGAGGGGGGCGTTGGCGCAGCGGCGACGGCTACCGGCGGCAGCGGCAGGTCCATCTGGGCCGGTGCCTGGGCCGCATGGGCGACGAGCGCCTCCCGAACGTCCTGGGGAAGGCGGCGGGCGTCGAAGAGCTTGATGCGGCCGCCCATGTCTTTCGCTTCGGTGTGCGGCCAGTTCTCACGCTTCGCGCGATTGAGAACGGCGGTGTGCTTTGTTCCGGTAGCCTTGGCGATTTCACTCGCCCTCAGCATGAGCCCGCTCATCGCGATGCCTCCCGCAGAAGGGTCCGCTCCGCCGCCCGCAGCTGCGTCAGCTGGCGCCGCACCCAGCCGAGCTGCGCGTCCTGCGCCTCCCGCCCGTGCAGCACCAGGCTGCCGCGATGGCTGGCCAGCAGCTCGATCAGGCAGGCGGTCTCGGCGGCCGTCTCGAACGCGGCCGCGTACTCAAGCGGGAAGCGGTGCCGCCCGTGGCTGGCGGCCGTCCAGGCGTTCAGCATCGGTTCGGTGATGCGGTCGAGGGTCAGGTCGCTCATGCGGGTGCAGATCTCGGAACGGCTGAGGCAGGACGCCTTCAGCGCCGCCGACATCGCCTCGCAGACCGCGTCCGCGATCCGCAGGCTTCCGGGGGTTGCCGGTCGGGCCGGCGGCACCTGGTACAAGTCGTCAAGCACCAGCTGCCGAGGATCTTTGATCGTCCTGGTCATGATGTTGCTCTTGCCCTTGATGGGGTGGAAAAGGACCCGGCGCGCCGTTTTGCGCGCGCGACGCGCCGGGCCGAGGAACCGCACCGGGGTTGACGGCCAGTGCGGGGGAGGTTGGTGCGGCGCGGTCGCCACGGGTGGGACGGGCCGGGGAATGCCCCCGTGACGACCGCCGCCGCTTCCCCTAGAGTGGAGGTGGGAAAGCAACCACCAGGGGAAAACTATGTCTCTTCACCGGTACGCCCAGGAAGCTCGGGGCCTCGCGATGGAGCAAGGCGCTGGATGGACTGAAGCAGCAATCGACAGGCTCTGTACCAAGCTCGCCGCCATGGGCCTGGTGGGGTGGGCAGAGTGGCAAGCAAAGCACGTTGACGACGTAGCCGCGCTTGTCGGCGCCACTCCCGCCCAACAGAAGAAAATTCTGAAGACTGCGACTGAACCCGAGCTTCTCCGCTTTGGTGCGGTCGCGGCTTCACTGGAGGCGCTTCTTCTGATCCGCGCAGCGGCAGAACTGGAAGATTATGTGGGGACCTCGTATCGGGGACTTCTGTCCCATGCAATAAGGGCAGTGGGGGAAGTGCGTGATGCAGAGCCTCTGTTTGATCCAGCGCCGTACCGCGTGTATGGAGATACGGAGTTCTGGTATCGGGCACTGTCGGCGCTTGCCGGTTCATGTCAGAACTCCGCCATCTGAGTAGACCGGACGTCATTCACCCGCTGAACCGTCTCCACATCCCGGCTCCCGTGCTCCGGCGCGGGGGCTGGGTCCAGCCGGAAGCCGTTCACGCGCTCGATGATCCCGAAGCCCTCTTGCGCGGCCGCCCCGGCGGCGGCATCATGGCTGCCATCCCCCGCATCCGTCGGCCGCTTCGAATGGGCAGAATTCTGCCCATTGCCGCACGCGCCCACCGTGACGGTCAGACCCAGCAACGCCGCCAGCTGGATCACCTTGGCGCACTGCAGCTCGATCGCGCCGCGTTCGTAGTCGCGGTACGTCCGCTGGGACACACCGATCAGCAAACCGGCATCGGCCTGCGTCAGGCCTGCGGCCTTCCGGGCGTCGACGATGCTGGCGCGCAGCCTCGCGACCGTCCCGCGCCACCGGCGCCACGACGGCGGAGGCGACAGCCGGGACATGATCTCCGCGCGGCGGATGGCGCGACGCGCCTGCTGTTCCTGCCGGATCGCCTTGCGCTCTTCCAGCACCTCGTCGATCCCGATGGGGCGGGTCATCTTCATTCCCCCGCCTCCCGCCGCGCCGCGATCCGCGCGACCAGGTCATCCAGATCCAGGTCGACCAGCGGCGCGCCGTCCAGCAGGACCTGCGTCGGCATCAGGTCCGTGCTCAGAAAGCCGAGGCGGTCCTTCAACAGCGCCTGGATGCCCCTGGCCTTGCCGATGAACGGATCATCTCCACCGGCGGCCCGGTTCACATAGGTGGCGATGGTGTCAGCGTCGTGCATGACGGACAGGATCGCCACCACGTCGCCGCCGACGACGGTCAGCGTGCAGCCCGTGTCGCCGATGTTCGGCCACGTCAGGCGGTACAACTCGTCGAACGTCGCCGCCGCCTCGTCACAGCGCAGCATGAACACGGTGTCGGCCGGCAGCGGGCAAGCCGCCAGGGTTTCCTGCTGGCTCTCGGCCAGCCGGTTGGTCATCGTCATCAATGGTACTCCCCTGCGAAAAAGCTGCTTTCCCCGTCGCGGCCCCCGCCGCGTTAGGCCTGGCGGTGCCTAGGCGGCCGCCAGGCCTTCGACATTGCTCTCGGGATCACCGTCCGCTTTACTGCGGGTCGGGTGGATGCGATTGCCGATGGCGTCGTACCGCTCCGGGAACAGGTCGCGCACAGCGATCCCAAGCGCGTCGGCGATGACCTGTTCCTGCGGATAACTCGGACTGCGCATGGCGAAGTACATCGTCGTCTTGCCCCACCCGTTGTCTCGGGCCAGGCCGGCGAGCGTCTTCCCGCGCAGTTTCAGCTGCATGCTCACCCACAGCTGCCGTTCGTGCGGAGACGTCGGAATGTCCTTCGGCTTGATCATATCGCCCCGTGCTGGTCTAGGTTCTGTGACCGCGCCAATTCCCGGCGCAGGAATAGGCATACATCCGTTTCGGTGTTGTCGTCAACATGGAAAAAGATGTGAAGGTCACCGTCTCTCGCCCATGGGGCGGCGGGGGTGCCACAACCAGCCTTATTGCATTGATAGATCAGACTTTTTCCAGGACCTTCACAGCGCCGTCCCAGTGAAGGTCTCGTGTGAAGCTTTGGCCCCTGGGAGCTTCACATCATGAATGATGTATCAGGTCGACTGAGGGCGGTGCGCCAGCACCTCAGGATGAGCCAGCAGGAGTTGTCGACAAAGCTCGGGCTCGGTATCAACTCCTGGCAGCGCTATGAACTCGAAGGGAAACTGCCGAAGGCAGATGTTCTCGAGCAACTGGTCCGCCTCGGCTTCGACGCACACTGGCTGCTGACCGGAGAGGGTACGATGCTTGGCAGCAAAAACGCTGCGCAGGTAGACGCGCAGCTAATGGGCCGCGTCGTTGATGCCATCAAGGCGCTGTACAAGGCTCAGGGCGTCGGGATTGCCGACATCCAGGTCGGGCAGGTGGCCGCCGGCTGGTACAACCAGATCGTCGCCGAGGCACCCGACGATCCCATTGGTCAGGGCCTGGCCCTCGCTGGCCGAATTGAGGAACACCGTGCCCAGTTGCGCCGCGACGCCGCCGATCCTGCCCACGCCAAACGCCAGGCCTGAGATTGGTACGCGACGCCCCCACCCACGGCCCGGCCTCGCCGCAGGGTTTCTGAGGCTTCCAGGCTGTTCTACGGTGAGGCAACTACATGGATGGATCACGGTTGGCAGGGGGCACTGCCGACCGTGATAGCGGCGGTGGGTTGAAGAGTCGTTGACGGGTGATCGTCACGCGCGCCATATGCACCCACCGGGCGCGCAGCCGTGGGCGCATACCCCGCCGGTGGTCGCCACCACCGATAAAGATCGTTCCCCGATCAGTCTGGTGCCAAAGCGCTGCCGATTTCCAATCGATCCCCGATCAGATTGGCGCAGAACGGCTCACCGGGTGCCAAAGCGGCCGTAGCCCCGAAAGGCGCAGAAATCCGCCGGTTAGGCGCCCTTCTCACCGTCCCCCTTGAGTGCCAAACCGATCACCTCCCCACAGGTCTTCTCGCACCTGGAACCACCTGCGTCCCAGAACCACGGAGACGGGGCCGGGCAGGCGCTGGTCGCGTCCCGCAGCGATGGCGGTAATGGCGCGCGCTGGGCGATCTAGAGTGGCGCCAATTAGCCGTAGGTTGACTTTTGCCTTGTAAAAAGTTCCTTTTGGTATCCTTTTATCGCTGAATGATATCAACGTGCGGTCCACGCCATGCCACCGTCGGGAGAGGGCGGTGGAGCGGACCGGCGCGGTGCGGGGAACAAGGCAATGGCAACCGGAACGCTGGTCGGGGCGAGCGGCTCGACCACCATCGATTCGCTCCTCTACGGCAGCAAGTGGAACGCCTCGGCGCTGACCTTCGGCTTTCCGACGCTCGTCGGCGAGGTCACGGGGTATACGTCGGGGCCCGACGGTGACGATTTCCATGCTCTGACCGTGACCGAGATGGCCGCCGTGCGGTCGGCGCTGCAAAGCTGGTCGGACGTCGCGAACCTGACCTTCACCGAGGGCGCGGCCGAACCCGCCGACATGCGGATCTACCGCTACAGTGATATCGGCAATTTGACGGCCCGCACGGTCGCCTTTCCCGGTGCGACCGCGGAAAGCGGCGACATCCAGCTGGGCGCCGCCGTGGCGGGCGACTTCTCGACCGGGCGCTATCCCTACTTCACGCTGGTGCACGAGATCGGCCACGCCCTCGGGCTCAAACACCCGGACCAGGCCGTCAACGGTTTCCCGGCCGCCGATCCGACTGCCGACGGCGTGCCGCTGTCGGTCATGAGCTATCGGTCGACCATCGGCGGCCCGGTCAGCAGCTACACCATCGCGCCGGGCAGCTACCCGTCCCGGCCGATGCTCAACGACATCGCGGCGGTCCAGCACCTCTACGGCCCCAATTGGGCGAACAACGCGGGCGACACGATCTACAGCTTCGATCCGACGGCCCCGGTCGTCTTGATGACGCTGTGGGATGGCGGCGGCGACGACACCTACAACTTCGCCTCCTACGCGACGGCGCTGCAGGTCTCGCTCGAACCCGGCGGGTGGACGGCGCTGGGGGGGCAGTATGCTCTTCTCGACAATTCCGGCGGCACCTACGCGGCGGGCAACATCGCCAATCCCTACCAGTACCAGGGCGACGCCCGTTCGCTGATCGAGAACGCCGTCGGCGGCAGCGGCAACGACACCATCGTCGGCAACGTCGCCGACAACCGCCTGCAGGGCAACGGCGGCACCGATTCCCTGTCCGGCGGCGACGGCAACGACACGCTGCTCGGCGGTGACGGCGCCGATACCCTCGTCGGCGGCGCCGGCGACGACAGCCTCGACGGCGGAGCGGGCGACGACTCCCTGGCGGGCGATGCCGGCGGCGACATCCTGCTCGGCGGCATCGGCGCGGATACCCTCTCCGGCGGCGACGGGTCGGATTCCCTGAACGGCGGCGACGGCGACGATTCCCTGCTCGGCGGCGACGGGGCTGATGGCCTGATCGGCGGGGCCGGCGCCGATACCCTCGACGGCGGCGCCGGCACGGACCACCTGGTGGGCGGCGACGGAGCCGACGTCCTGCTGGGCGGCGCCGCCGACGACACTTTGGAAGGCGGCGCCGACGCCGACAGCCTCGACGGCGGGGCAGGGGCGGACACGCTGCAGGGCGGCGACGGCGACGATACGCTGGTCGGCGGCCTGGGCGACGATGTCTTCATCGTCGGGGCGGGCGACACGGATATCATCGATGACCTCGACATGGGTGACCGTATCCGAGCCACCGGTGCCTCCTTCAGCGGCGCCATCAGCGGCGGTGACGGCACGGCCGTGGCGGCAGGGGCAGTCCAGGTTGCTGCGGGCCCTGGTGACACGACGGTTCTGTACCTCGACGTCGACGGCGTAGCCGGGCAGGCCGACGTGGTCGTCCACATGAAGGGGCTTTTTGACGTTTCGCAGCTGAAGGCAGAGGGTACCGATCTGCGCCGGGTTGCCCCGACGGGCTCCAGCGGCGGATCCGATGGCGGAAGCGGCGGCGGAACGACCACCGAACTCGTCGGCGGGTCGACGGTGCAGCGGACGCCTGCGACCGTCGGCGGAGTCGCCGGCACCACGATCACGGTCACGGCACCACCCGACGATCAGCCGGTCGTGGTTCTTCTTGGTGCGGCCAGCGTCGGTTCCGGGCTGACGGTGTCGTTGCCGCGGGGTATGGCCTTGTCCGCTGCGGGTCCGCTGGAGCCTCTGCCGGTTGCCGGGGCCCTTTCGGTGCTGCAGTCCCTGCTGGGTCTGCCGGCAAGTCTGGGCGCTGGGGCCGCCACCTTCGCCGAGGCGCTGCCGGCGGGCGCCCTGGTGGCTGTGACGACCATGGCGCCTACGGCGTCAGGAGCATCGAGCCCGCTTGGGCCCATCGCCATCACCGGCGGAGAAGCCACCGAAGCCGTCGTTCTGGACGGACGCGGGCTTCCGGCGGGCTCCCCTGTAGCTGTGAACGGCGTGGAATTCCTGGCAGTTCTTGGTCCGGTCACCCTTAGCGGCGGTGCCGGAGCGCAACGTGTCGTCGGAGACGACGCTGCCCAGACCATCGTTCTCGGTCCCGGGGACGACACGCTCGCCGGCGGTGGCGGCGACGATTACATCGGGTCCACCAGCGGCCGCGACATGCTGTCCGGCGATGCGGGTAACGACACCCTGTCCGGCGGTGACGAGGGCGACCGCCTTGCGGGCGGGGCCGGCGACGATGTTCTTCAGGGGGGTGCGGGTGTCGATGCCGCGGTGTTCAGCGGACCTCGAAGCGCCTACGCCATGGCGCGTGGGGCGGACGGACAAGTCGTCGTCGTGGATGCGCGAGGTATCGACGGCACCGACCGCTTGACCGACGTGGAGGTCATGGTCTTCGGCGACGGCGCGGTCGTTCTGCCGACGGTCGACGCGACTGCCGACGGCTTCGACGCTGCCCTGTACCTGCGAACGAATCCCGACGTGGCGGCAGCCGTAGCCGCAGGGTCATTTTCTTCGGCCGAGCAGCATTTCCGGCAGTTCGGTGCGGCGGAGAACCGGTCGCCTAACGCCTTGTTCGACGCGGCCTGGTACCTGACGCGCAATCCCGATGTCGCGGCCGCGGTGCAGGCCGCTGAAATGACCAGTTGGCAGCACTACACGACATGGGGTGCGCGTGAGGGGCGTGATGCCGGACCGCTGTTCGACGGCGATCGGTACCTTCGGGACAATCCCGATGTCGCACAGGCCGGCATGGACCCGCTGGGCCACTATCTGCACTGGGGCGTGGCGGAAGGCCGTGGTGCTTTCCAGGCGGACACCTCCTTCTTTTCCTGA